GTCATCTACAGGATTTCCATCAATATCATTATCAATTACGACTTTTCCATCTTCTCCTGTCTCTGACGGAAAGTAGTTCTCTTTAACGGTTTCTAACTTCTGCTTATAGTCTTCTTCGTTTTCAAAGTCAATACCTTCAGCTAGTTCTGTAATCTTTTCAACTTCGGTATCTACTAAACCGTCACAAACGTCAGCAATAATATCAGATTTTGCGAAATCATCATTGGATTTTCTTAATTTAATGTTTGTGTCAATTTCATGGTTAAGATTTGCTTCAAGTTCTTCGACTTTATTTCCTAATTCCTCGACAACATCTACTTTATCTTCTGGAATGTCAATGAAATGGTCTTCAAACAACGTCTTAAGACCTGAAATAAACTCCTCAGTAAGTTCGTTACGGATACCCGACTCAATAGCAAGTTGATTCTCGGTCATCCATTCTTCGACTACATATTCAAGATATTCATCAACTTTAGCTTCCATCTTTGATGTAGTTTCGGCTGTTATTGTACTTGTGATTTCTTCTAATTCTTTTTCATTTTCCTGAGTGATTTCGTTAAGTTTCTTATTAACTTTCGTAACCACCGCAGTTTCAAAGATTAGGGTTGCCTTGTCTTTAAATTCATCAGAAAGGTTTTCATCACCTTTGAATAGGGCTTCAACGTCATCTTTAAGGTCGACATCTTCTTTAGTAATCTTCTTCGCTTCTTTCTTTACTCTACCTTTTGATTCGGTTGTTTCCATATCATCGTCATCAGAATTATCGGATTCTTTGCTCTTGAGTTCAGATGGTTTGGTTTCTTCCTCTTCCTCCTCACCTTCTTCATCATCTTCTTGAACAAAATTCTTCATAAGGCCGGGGAAAACAGCTTCTAATTCAGCCTTTTTCATACCTTTAACCGAATCTAGCATAGCATTAATCATACCAGCTTTTGTTTTAGGAAGTTTAGCGGCAGGTTCTTTATCTTCTACCTTCATATCAACCTTAGTTACTGACTTGGCGGTCTTTTCAGCGCCCTTGTTCTCTTTGTCATCAGCTTCAGGATCTTTAGCTTTCTTCTTTTCGGGTTCAGCAACACCAGCAGCCGGAACGTCTTCACCACCACTATGGTCAGCTTTAACCTTTACGTCTTTTGATTCTTCGATGGCTTCATCCTCTAAGGTTCCTCGCATATTTTCTCCAACCATTTTTTTATCTCCTCGTGTTAAAAGACTTTTGTAATTATTACTTCTTATATTTATACTTTTTCTTCTTTCAACTTACAATTTTTGTATAAAATTTGAAAAAGCGTTGAGTTGTGTTGTTTCTAGTTCGCTTCTATTCGACCCAGAAATTGCTTGGTGGTACTTAGCAATATCGACCTCTCGGACAATACCGTTGTCCCAAATCCATTCCCTACCTTCCATGATACCGTTCACAAATGCTTCCTTTGCAGATGGGTCTGCTACTATGTCGGCAGGAGTTGCGAGATGGAAATCATCTTGTACTTCTTGAACACCTTTACTCGCTTTCAATGAACCCATACCTCTAGATGAAACACCTAAGGATGCGTTTTGTTTAAGAAATTCCTGCACAATCTTTCCACTTGGTGTGTCTAAAACCAATGCCTTACCAACAAAATTGTTACCATCTTCAACCAATTCTTTGATCATATGTGACACACGGTCAAGATTGATGGTGGGACCTTCGGGGTGACCTAACTCACCATAGGCCCGGTTCTTCTTGATATTCTCTTTGATATATCGACCAACTTCTCGCTGTAGTATCTCTTTCTTATACAACCGGCCGTTGCGATTCTTTTCACCAGACTGCATAAAGATGCCTTGGATGTAGAAATCTTTACCTTCTCCATCCTCTTTTGCTTCTGTAATGACTTCTACGTCTTCACATATTTCGGTTATTAATTTCATTTCTGTTAGCTCCCCGTCCCCGTTGGTGTTTCTGGATCAAATGTGGAGGATTTATGAAATTTGAGAATAAGACAACCATTAGCATTGGCACTCATACTGCACACAACATTAGACACTTGTTCACCAGCATTTTCAACAACAATAGGTTCTTGATGTAAATCCCACCTGCCTGAACCTGTGAGGGTCAAAACAACATTTGCACCTCTTTGAATGGTCCAAGTACCAGATTGGTTTGCAGACCAAAGCACATTTGACAGTTTCATTGAATTGACGGTTTCACCTACTCCATTGGCTTCATGAAGCCAACTAGACCCAGTATTATTGAATCTTAAGGTGACGTAACCACCTTTAATGTTTTTATCAACGATGTGTTGGGAAGACATTTTTTAACTCTCCTTAACTTACGTTTGACCAAGCAAAGTCCACCATCTTTAAAAATTCATTTGGTCCTTTGGCTAAATTCTGTCTGTATTTCTTTTGGTTTTGTGGTCTTAATGCATCATGAACTTTGATAAGAACATTTGCTGTTTGTGAATCCACTGAAAGGGTTTTCCTATTATCAAATTTTACGGTTTGAGCACTTTTTTTCTTAACAATATTTGTTAATGTATCATAAACATCTTCAGTAATTTCATCTTCTTCTTTGACTTCTTCTTCATGGTCGGCTTTCCACTCTTTATCTATATAATCGAAAAACTTTTTCTTTTCTTCATCAGACTTAAAATCTGCTGGAGAATCTACACCAAACTTTTCTAATGTTTTCTTAAAAAATTTCTGATATGCTTCCTTATCACCTTCTCTGATGAGTTCTTCTGTTACAATATTATCACTCGGTCCTACTGGGTCCCTTGAACCACTAAAAACGTGTTCATTGCCCTGAGGATGTCTCATAAAATGGACAACATGCTTTTTAAAGAATGCTCTTTCAGCTTGTCGGTTATCTGGTGTTTCATTACCTTCATCATCAGACACCAATGATAATTCTCTTTTATCTGGTGCTTCCGAAAGTTCGTTACGTAATGACCTAAAGTTTTTCATCTCCGTCCTCCAAAGGCTCCTTTTCTTCTACATTAGTATTAAGTTCATCTGTTGATGTTTCAAGATTATCGTCAATATCTACACTTGGATCAACTTCTGGTTCATTGTTAAAATAATTACCAGAGATTTCCATACGTTTTACATCTAAAGCATCTTTAACTTTAGACATAATCCTTTCATTCATACCATCTTTAAAGGTTGACGCATCGCTATCCAAAGCAGATTGTATCAGATTTTTTGTGTCCATTATTAACTCTCCTTATCCATTATCATATATTTATAAGAATCACTTTTTATCATTACCATTGGTTTTACGTAATTTGGTATTTGCTACTTCTTTAAGTTCAGGTCCCGTTGGAATATATTCCGCAGAGGCTGGTGCTGGAGCTCCAGCTGGGAACTCTGCACCTCCGAATGATCCAAAGTTATCATCATTATCTTCACCATCTTCACCTTCACCTTTTTCTATCTTCATTTGTTTGTCCATATCCTCAATATCATCATCAGTTTGCATAAGAATTTGCTTTTTAACCCATTCAATAGAGAAATAACGACCAATATAGTTATCAACTTCAGTTAAAATTTCAAACCTTCCTCGGAGCATTTCATGGTTTTTCAGTTCTTCAAAGTAGTTGTCCCGTTTGAAATCATAATGGATTTGCTCTTTGATAGTCTTCCAATCTTTTTTGTTGGTGACGCCTTTAAGAATAAGTTGTGTTTCAAGTAATTCGTCGAATAGAATAGAAAATCTTGAACGTATTCTATTAACAAATTTAGAAAATTTAAGTTCATCTCTAGTGATTTCTGAAGCTCTGCCGATATTAAACATACTGTTTTCGGTGTCTAACCTGGACACAGGGACATTTAAGGCCTTATATAATTTGTTCAGGAAGAATTGAATGTCTTCAATTTCACCAAGGTTTTGACCACCTGGGAGTGTAGAGATTTCAGTTCCTTTACCACCTTCTCGGCGGGGAAGCCAAAAGTCTTCCAGCATGGTCATAAACTTTCGGTCATCTCTAACTTCACCTGTAGTAGAATCATAAACCAACTTGTTTTTATGCTTCACCATCATGTCTCGTAGGTACTGCTCAGCCTTCATTTTTGGGAGGTTACCAACGTCAATGTAGAAAATACGTCTTTCTGGTGCTCTAGAGATACGATAGATTGCAACTGCATCTTCCATCCATCTCAATACATTCATGGGTTTTAGAGCTTTATGTAGGTGTGATAATACTGCAACGGCCCTCTCGTCAATCAGACCAGACGTTACATAACAGATGGAGTCTTTAGAGATTTTCAGACCTTCGGGGTTGTCCACCAACCCCTGTTCGTTATACACGAAAAACTCGTTGACCTTTTTGTTGAAGTGGGTGGAAAGGTTACCAACACTACCCTTTATCATCCTTGTTTTATCTGGTATTTCTTGTCTAATTTTTCGGATTTTTCGGGGGTCAATATACCTGAGTTCCATAATACCCTTGCGGGGTTTCTGTTCATCAATCATTATGTGGTAATACAACCTACCATCAACATACCATCGTTTGAAAATGTCATATCCTTCATTATTGAAGTCCAACAGTTGCATGATATGTTCAAATTCGTCTTTAATCTTATCTTTGATTTTCTTTGGTTGTTCTAAATCATCTAGATTAATTTCAATTGGAGGAGCATTTTTTTGCATGACAATTGCTTCATTAACAATGTCATCAATTGCTAGTTCTGCTTCTGGTTGTAATGAAAGGGCTCTGTATTTGGTGATGAGTTGTGCTTCGTTTTTAAGTTTCCCAGCACCATCCATATTAACATATGTACCAAAGGCTCCACCTTCAGCAACAACAATTGCACCATCATCTTTAGCGGGAGGAGCAAAAGATTTTACTCTATCTTGTCGTTTTTTGTCTTTTACTGGGCGGGATACACTAAAACCGAATAATTCAAATGCCATATTTTAATCTCTTTATGCTAATACGAATATAGGGACATTACTATTTATATAGTAATGCCCCTATAAAACTCACTAAGTTTTGGAAAAACCGTAGTTAGGCGGTTTTAGCTTTTATTAGCCACCCCAAATGTTGCCGCTTCCAGGGCTGTATGTACCCATTACTGTGCCATCATTACCAGATATCTGGGCGGCCGCCATAACGTCTCCGGCACCTGATCCCACAGTCCAGTAATCATATTGGAGAGTAACAGTATATTCTTCTACGGCGTCGTTTGTATCCCATGCCAATTCAATAGCTCCAATCTCTGATGGCCATAGTCCAACAAAATTATATGTCCTTATCGTCTTTCCAGTCTTTCCCATCTGATGTACTTGAGCATCTTTTTTATAGTCGATATCGGATCGGAGATTAGAGATGGCGTGATTTACTCTGGCGTGCCAATTTTCTAATCCTTTGCGGATTAGCATTTTTTCATCATTAATGATTGTAATACTCCATTCAGCATAAGTCCTATCTCCTGCTACTTTAACTTTACGACCAAAGTAACTAAGTTCAATAGTACCTAAAGTAGAAGCTGGAAGGCTTGCGGCTTTTGCCAGAAATGGTACCTTGTAGTACTCAGCGCCGGTCAATTCTACTGAGAATAAAGTTGGTCTAGCGCCGCCACCTGGTATTTGTCCTTTAAAAGTATCAATATTAAATGCCATTTTTGTTTAGCTCCTTTTCCTTAAAATTTTCCGACAACTTCACTAAATTCTACACCAGTTCTTACTGCCACAAAGTTTAGTTGAATGAAATTAATCGCTCTAGCAGGAACAACATAAATGTCACCAACGAACTCATTTCTGTCAATAACTTCTGGTGTATTATTCGTTGAATCTGCAACAACTTGGAAGTCTGTGATACCACGACGACCCTGAACATCCCTCAAGAATGGGTTAACCATATTCCTAAACTGTGCTCTAGTAAACTCATCATTGAACTCAAACAGCATAAACTTAGCAGCAGTTGCAATAGCTTTCTCCAGAACAATGAACAATCTACGGACATTAATTCTATCAAAGGCACTTGGCTTGGCAAGCATCGTCTTATCACCAAACATAACTGTTCCTTGACCAGGAACCGTTAAGATGGGATTTACACTTGCTTTATAAAGCCGGTCCCTATCAGCTTTTGCTGCCGGATTATATGCAAGTTTATAAACATTTTTAACATGTCCCCTATTATAGCCAGCAGGTGACCACCACGGGTCTTTAGCAAGGTCTGTTCTGACCATAAGACCAGCAATATCACCATTTAGAGGAACATATCGGTATAAATCAAAATACTTATCATACTGATATTTCCATCCACTATCCATAACTGCATAAGACGATGAAGGTAATGTATCACGATATGTTTTAACAGCAGACGATTCGTCTCCTATATTATCAACAACATTAGCACGAAGCGGAGATAGACATACAACACAGTCTTTTCTTGTTTCAGTAATGTTATTAATAACATGTGTTGCAATAGTTTGGTTAGCATCACCACCAAGGATTAAGGAAACATCAACGTCATCTGCATCTTTAAATTTATCATATCCCCTAATGAAGTCTGCATTTGAAGGTGCAGCTCCTCTACGACCACCAGCCAATGACCTTGTTGAAGGTTTGGATGGAGTGCCAAATGTCACACCTTTAGCATTACTACCTGCATTTGTTTTACCAGTTAAATGGTCTGCCCAACGAATCCACCTTGATTTTTGGTTGACAACCTCTTTATAGTAGTTTGTGGACCCGTTGTCTGTTTTAGCGTCTAAAGCAGCAGAAAGAGCATCATACCTTTCTAATACCTGACCAGCGACACCTGAAATGTCACCATCTTCATCTACGACAACGACATGCATTTCATCAGCTGTTCCACTAAGATTGTTTGCATATGTTGACGTTCCGGGTGCAACATCAACTTGATTGTAATATTCCCACCTACGGGTTACTGTAACTCCTGATGCACCATTTGAGTGAGCAGAAGCAAGGGTCAGTGAGATTGTGTTACCAATAGCACTAACTTTAATCTCCTTACCGAAAATGGTAAGCTGGTCACCAACTTCTACTTCACCAACGAAAGATGTACCACTACCAGTTACAGTTGTTGAATTAGCTGTAACTGAAACGGTACCCGTTAGTGTGCTTTGGAAAGCTGCGGATGATGGGCACATAGAAACTTTAAGTGAATTGCCTAGTGTTCCTGGATATTTTGCAATCCATTCACCACAATTGAGTGAACCAGTGGCCCAATTATCTTCATAGTCTTGGTCATTCTTTACAAGATAACCGGCACCTGCGGTATTACTTCCTGTGGTTGCTTCGGACGTAGCATTATAGGTGTTATTTGCACCTTCCGATGCTACACGGACTTGATATAAGGCATTTCCATAGGCAAGAAAGTTAGCAGAAGTGAACCAGCGATTTGCATTGTTATTGTCTGGTTTCCAAAACTTTTCCACTAATTCGTTTTCTGAATCTAAAAGAACTCTTTCATTTAAAGGACCCCAAAGAAATTCGCCGACAGCAGCACCCTCAGTGGTACTAACGGCGGGAATAATGGTGGTTAAGTCAATTTCAGTAACATTAACGCCCGGACTGATTTGAAAAGGCATCTTTTATTCTCCTCGTTATTATCTAATTATAAAACTCTTTTACGGTTTACTTCTATTATTTATAAAATACAAGAACTGAAGCATTATCTCCACATCCATTTGGGCCCGTCAGCGTAATCTTCCATTTCTTGGTCAATTTCCCACCTCTGGCCTGTATTGTCCACGATATGGGTTTCTTCTCGCCCGTCATCAATGATACCAAATGGTGTCATATAATCTTCCATCTGTTTCATCTTCTGGGCATAAAGATTCTCTCGGAGGTTTGAATCCGTCATCTCTTTGAAATACCCTTGACCGACAGCCCAAGCGAAGATTACCAGTGACATAACTAAGTCGTCGTTAGCGCCTTCTTCTGCTGAAAATGATTTACCATCCGACACGAAGGTCGTCAGTTCTGCGATGGTCTCAAAATCTTCAATAAGCAGTTGGTCTTTTTCTAGTAGGTCTTTGAGGTTGGAACAACCAATCTTCTTGACCTGAGGTGTGGTCTTGACACCAAATTGTGACCTCTGGCCACCGAAACCACCACCAAGTTTTTGACCATTTCGGCCATGGAAGGATGTCATGAGTATGTTATCATATTCAAAGTCGAAGTTCAGGGCTTGAGCAACAGACAATCCAATCTCATTGTTCTCTATGAGGACAAATGCGTTGTTATATGCCTTCGCAACCTTCTGGATGATGTCGGGATACAGCAGGGGCGATAACTCTCGTTTGTATAACTTGCCGACGAGTTTGTAGGGCATCTCTGTGATGTCAATCACGGTCATTGCTTGATAGTCCAATCCTTGACC